TAAAATCCAGACTGGGCAAGGCGACAAAGCCAAGCTCGCCGACGATCCCAAGTCAACCGCGCAGGGGCGCAACCTCGCCGCAACCTGGCTGCGCGACACCTGCATTGGCAAGCCGACCGAATACGTCAATGTCGGAGGCGACGATTCCGCATACGAACAGTTCGCAGCCTACACCGATGAACAGATTGCCGAAATCCTCGCCACTATTGAGCGGCTTCGATCCGATAGCGGCAGCGGAGGTGGCATTACGGGCGGAACAGGCGAGGCGGGCGGCGAAGGCGAGGCACCGAACATTTGAGTTTCGCGGCGCAGCACTTGAACTGCAAACGTGTAATGAGCATGAGGCCATTATAAGTGGGCCGGCCGAGACTGGCAAAACTGTGGCCGCACTTTACAAACTGAATCGCGCTTGTCGAGACAACGCAAACGCGCGATGCGCCATAGTTCGCAAGACGCGTGCCTCTATAGACATGACCGTCTTGCAGACATGGAACAGCATTATCGAAGGGACGAACGTACAGACGCATGGCGGACTAAAGCCGTACCTGTATACCTATCCCAATGGCTCTCGGGTGTGGATAGCTGGCATGGATAAGCCGGAGCGTGTTTTATCGGCAGAATTTGATATGGTGTATGTCAACCAGGCCGAGGAATTGATATTGCCGGAGTGGGAAACGCTGCTAACTCGCACGACGGGGCGCGCTGGAAACGTCAAGCGCCCGCAACTATTTGGAGACTGCAACCCATCAGCACCGACGCACTGGATTCTTGCGCGTTCAAGAACTGGCGGGCCATTGCGCTTGCTTGAATCATTTCACCGTGATAACCCGACGCTATACGACACAGAAGGCAAGCTAACTGAACGCGGTAACAAGACGCTGGAAGTTCTGGACTCGCTAACGGGCGCGCGTAGGATGCGCCTTCGGCTTGGACTATGGGCACAGCCAGAGGGTGCAATCTATGACGTGTTCGCAGAGGAGCGTCACAAGGTCAAGTCGTTTGCTCTATCTGCTATTTGGCCGCGCGTGGTAGGGATTGACCCATTCGGCGCATACATTTGCGCGCTGTGGATGGCATTTGACCCAACGGCTGGCGTACTGAATGTATACCGCGAATACTACCAGCCATTCGGGATTACAACACCGGGGCACGTCAAGAACATTTTGGATTTGTCGAAAAACGAAACGATATTTGCATGGATTGGCGGAGGGCCAAGCGAACGGCAAGCGCGATTAGACTGGCAGGCGGCAGGTATCCCGCTGCTCGACCCTGGCATTGGCGATGTGTGGGCAGAGATTGACCGCGTATATCAGTTGTTGCGTGAATTCAAATTAGTCATCCATGATTCTTGCGTCAACCTATTGAGCGAGATTGGCGCATACAAGCGCAAGATTATCAATGGAATCGTCACAGAGCAAATTGAGAACAAGGAATCATTTCACGCGCTCGACGCACTGCGCTATGCTGTTGCCTGGCTAACGGCGGGCAGCGCGGAACGCAGCCGAGTCATTTACGCGCCGGTCAAGATCGGGCCGGACTGGTAGAGGTGTAGAATGTCAATCCGAAGTCGAATAGCCAACGTGTTGATGGGCGACGAAATAAGCCGCCTGCAATCTGCCTTCGTAACGATGCGTAAGGCTTATGAGGTTGGGCCGTTCCAACTGCCGCCCGAGCAACTTATTGCCCAACTCAAGGAGGCGGACCCATGGATGCTGCAAGACCTCGTACTCCAAATGCAATACGACATCGTGGGCGGAATCGGGGCAGCCAGCTACACCGATGCTGAGCGCCAACGGGCGATTGATGAATCGCTCCGCATGTTCCGCTATGACGTGGTAACAGAATTTGGTATCAGACTGTGGACGAACTTTGGTTTTGGCGAGACGGTGCGCATCGTGCCCGACGACGAAAGCGCAGCCGAGGTATGGAACGAGTTCTGGACTGCCGACCGAAACGCCGCCATGCTGGGCGACGATAACATCCACACGCTATCCGACTCTGTGTTGTCGCAAGGCGAGATATTCGTCATCGTCTATGCGAGCACGCAAGACGGCCTGTGTACGATGCGTGTGCTGGGCAATTTGTCTAATCCAGGCGCGAAGCAAATTACACAAATCGTCACGCGCGACGGAGACGAGAACACGCCGCTCTATTACAAACGAGAATGGATTGACGATAAGGGTGTGGCGCAATCGTTGTACTACGCCGACTGGCAAGCGTTCTTTAGCGGTGAATACGAGAAGGCGAAACTGCCGGACGGCGCGAGGCGGGCCGAGGATGCAATCGCAGGGACGACCGTCGTTATGCTGCAAATCGCGCACAATCGCAAAGGAGGCGCGCGCGGCTGGCCTCTGATGACAGCGGGTGTGCCGTGGGCGAGATCGCACAAAAAGTTTCGGGAAGACCGCGCCAGTGTTGCGGCGGCTCTCGCTATGTACATCCAGAAAATCAAGGCAAAGGGCGGGCAACGGGCTGTTGACGCAATCCGAGACAGAGTCGCATCGTCATTCCAAACTGGAAGCGCATCCAGCCTGAGCGCCTATGACCGCAATCCGCCTGCTACTGCCGGTTCAACCTGGATAGAGAATGAGGCGGCGACAATGGAGCGTCTGCCGATGGGCAGCGGCGCGGGTGACGCAAAGACTGACGGAGATGCGCTGTTGCAAATGGCCGGCTTGGGTGCCGGGCTATATCCAGTGTGGCTCGGCAACGGCGACACGAATGCACTTGCATCGGCTACCAGCATGGAGCGCCCGATGCAGCGCCAGTTTAGCCGCTACCAAACATTCTGGGCGGCGCAATGGCGCAAGTTGGTTCGGATCGTTCTCGGTATGGCGGCGGCTTATGGTGGCAAAACATTCTCGACTATAACCGCTGAGGTAAGCACCGATAACCTGGTACAAACCGACCTGGCCGGAATCGTCAACGCGATTGCGCCGCTGATTGCACAGACGAGCGCGGCGATGGAGAAGGGATTCGTGGACGATGCGCCTATGTCGGAGATTCTATCGGCGGTATGGGTGCTTGCGATGGACGCCTTGCAGATTCAGGACTTGGAGAAATTGACGCCGCAAGCGTTCGGGGCTGCGCCGGGGGGCGCGCCAACCACGCCTACCTCAATTGCTACCGAAGTAGCAGAATCGCATGATGCTATCATGGTGCGCCATATCTGCCCGCTGTGCGAGGGCGACCAGGCGATTGCGTATCCCGACCACAAGGGTCTACTTGTGTGCGCGTCTTGCGGCAGGACTTATGATCCGGAGGTAGAATGAATCGCAGGAAACGCGAGCAGGCAGAGCGGGACAGGACGCGCAAGGCTGCGCTGGCTGCGCTGGCAAAGTTGTCGCGGCGATTGGCAGACGAGATGAAACAGCGAATCGCATCTATCCCGGATGACGTGTGGAAAGCGGCAGAGGAAAATGACAAAGTTAGAAATATATCAGCAAGCCCTTGAACAAATCGCGGCGCTGAAAAGCGCTACTCAGTCCAGGGGGGCGTTGGAGCAATTTGATACACCGGACCACCTCATTGACAGTGATGGCTGGGGGCCGATTCGACCTCAGTTCAAAGAGGGACTAGAGTTCGCCGCCCGAATAGCAGAGCGCGCATTGCAAGAGGTGGATCAATGAAGGGTATAATCCAAGAGGCTATTTCCGTGTGGACAATAGGCGGCGATTGTGCAATTATGAATTGGTATAGTGAATTGCCACCAAATCGAAAACGCGAATTTGTTGCCGAATCTAGGAGAGCCATCAAGAAAATCGCGGCGATATTACAAAAGATGCGACGAATGATCAATAGCTTTTCTAATCACATGATGAACTTGGAAGAAAACAGCCAAGAGTCAATGGATATAATTGATTTCTGGAATAATTCTCATGCCGCGTGATCCTGCTACTCTGGTAGCAAAGCTGACGCCCGTCCAGCGCATCGTGTACGATTGGGCGCACGAGGGCGCATCGCAGGCCGCAGTTACGAGCGATGAATTGCAGCGCGTCCGCATCATTGCTTTCAACAGCGAGATCGGCAATCAGAACTATGCGGCGGGCTGCTTTGCGCGCGGCGGATACCTGACCAATCCAGACATCATTGCAAGGCTGCGGCGCGATTCGGATAAGGACGCGACGGGCATTGTGAACACGTTCAACTATGACCTGGCT